TGGTATGGAATATGACCGATATGAGAATCAACACGCAGAAATCTTTGATACGGAAACATCTGACCGTGCTTTTGAAGAAGAAGTTATGTTGGTCGGATTTGGGAATGCTCCCACAAAATCTGAAGGTTCTGGCGTCGAGTTCGACAGTGCAAATGAAGCGTATACTGCTCGTTATTCACACGAAACAGTTGCTCTTGCTTTCGCACTGACTGAAGAAGCAATCGAAGACAACCTGTATGATCGTCTTGGTGCGCGTTATACGAAGGCGCTTGCGCGTTCTATGGCACACACAAAGCAGGTCAAAGCGGCTGCTGTTCTAAACAATGCGTTTGACAGCAACTTTGCAGGTGGCGATGGTAAGGAACTTTGCGCAACTGATCACCCACTATCTGGTGGTGGTACGTTCCGTAATGAACCGTCAACCGCAGCAGACTTGAACGAAACTTCGCTTGAGAATGCTTTGATTGACATCTCTACTTTCGTTGATGAACGCAACATGATTATTGCTCTACGCGGCACCAAGTTGATTATTCCACCACAACTGCAATTCGTTGCAGATCGTTTGTTGGAATCAACATTGCGTGTTGGCACAGCAGACAATGATGTGAACGCGATTCGTAACATGGGTATGATTTCAGAAGGTTATACAATTAACCATTTCTTAACAGACCCAGATGCGTTCTTCTTAAAGACTGACGCGCCTAACGGATTTAAGCACTTTGAGCGTTCTCCAATGAGAACAAACATGGAAGCTGATTTCGATACAGGCAACATGCGCTTTAAGGCTCGTGAACGTTATAGCTTTGGCTTTAGCGACCCACGCGCAGTATTCGGTTCTCCGGGCGCATAAAATGTGATACAGTGAGGTTATCCTCCCTGTAAACTTTAGGGGGCTGCTTCGGTAGCCCCTTTCTTTTTTTATAATTTATGTTATGCTTGATTTATCCCTGACAGTTGCATGGTGCGACTGACACTAGCCAAGACAGGAGAATAACATGGCTAATACTACTTTTAACGGTCCAGTCCGTTCCGAAAACGGATTT